AACTTAGTGTCTCAGGATCAATAGAACCAGCTACCATTTCTTTTAAGATTGAAGTGATGGTAAATTGAATTTGTCTAGAAATTGTTTCTAGCTCCACATCACCAATTTTATTTGTACCTGATATTGGCCTAAAGCCATCTGGTCCTAAGAATACTAAGCTACCGCCAAGTTCTACCACACTATCAGGAACAACACAACCTAAATTGGTTGTCACTTCACTGACAACAAAGTCAGCAATGTTAGTACCTGTCAAACTCTTAATGGCATTCTTACCAAAGATGTACAGCGTATCTCTAAACTGCTTAATCTGAACAATCTCAAAGCCCACATTGATAACAGCAGCACCATTAGCTGGATTGAAGTTTGTCTCACTCAACGGAGAAGAGATGTATAAATTATAAGGATCTGTTACATCACCAGCCAAGAACAAATGGTTGTTAAAGGTAGCAGAAAACTTAGGACTGTTAGGAGCATTGGCATCCGTAATCTGTGTATATGTAGTTCCATCATACACAGCCGCTGGATTGATACCATCTGTCAATACAAACTTAATAGAGTTCCAATTATACCTAGTAAACCTAACCTTCTTAACTCCCACCATCGTAACAGTTCCGGGAGTTGTAATGGCTGACCAAGTAGATGAAGAAGCTACCCACCTATAAAAGTAGTTCGTACCAGCAGAGGGTCTACGACAAGCAAAGATACCATCATTCAAACCCTCAGCTACAAACACACCAAGAACACTACCTGTTCCTGTCACTGTGCCATAGCTATTAGCATATCCACTAATCCGTCTATAGCCACCAGAAATAGCTGGCTCATAATTAATAAGTTGCGTTGCAGATCCGGGATACATCTCACCCTGAGTTAGTACATCCCTATTGGTGTTCATACCACCAATACAAGAAACCTTAAAGCCACTTATTCTATCTGCCATTAAAACACTCTTGGATTGTAAGAAGGCTTAACAATCATTGTTGAACGCATGTACAAAGGCTCATCTAACAAAAGCCTACGCATTGCTTTAATTCCTGTTTCAAACTTCTCTTTATATATAGAAGCCCCCTGCTCATTTGATCTAAACATAAGCATATAGAACATAGCACCATCAATTAGTACACCAGTAAATCTATCAGGAACAATACAAACATCTGTAGACTCTACCAGTTCAGCAGGGAAAGACCAATACTTATACTCCACTTGATAAGCCTGATCCGGCAGTGGAGTGATACCAAACTTAGACTCTTGTGTTTGATAAACAGCAATGGAAGGACCATAGCCTCCAGTGCCATTAACATCCTCACCGGGACGATAGTTGTCTAAGTAGTCAGTGTATGTAAGAACAGGTAAACGAGCTGGATCATTATCTGCTGCTGTTAGCCTCTTGAGATAGAAGCTCTCCCAATCAACACTAGACAAAGTAGAAGGAAAGGAATATGTTCCTGTCCCTACTGTCAGTGTCTGTGTATTAGTAACAAGAGAAAAAGGCCACTCTTGTGCAGAGTGCATCAATTCTCTAATGGATGAATTGATAGCATTCTTAGCTAGAGACTGGACGTTTCTAGCTCCATCGAATTCGGTGGTGTCCAAGACAACCTCACCCATTCTTCGTAGCAATTCATTCGTTAAAGAAATGTATGTAGACATAATTTTTAAACAATAAAAGGGAGAGGCGGTTAAGCCCCTCCCTGCATCAACTAGCTATTAAGCCAGTTGCTCACGGTCTACAGAAGTAGGACCAACACGGTCTTGTGCGTCAACGATGACAGCAAAGACACGGATTGAACCAGCACTCAATGTAGTGGTTTCAGTAACCAACAGCAAGTCCAATGTGTCGGCAGCTCCAGACACGATAGGATAAGCAGCAGTTGCTGGAGTTGCGTAGGTTCCGGCAGTAGCTGAGCTAGTCACTGCAAAAGCAGAAACATAAGCAGCAGCAGTAACGCCAGTAACACCCAAGCTAACTGTACAGCTACCAGTAGCAGCAGTGAGTACTTCAAAGCCAGCAGCCAACACAATAGATTGTGCGGGAATCTGGAGAGCTTCAATCACATCAGCAGCAGCAAGAACGCCACCTTTGGCTGTAGCAGCAGCGGCCCAGCTAATTGTGTTTTCAACAACATAAGGCATGTTGCGAAGAGCACGACTAGGGTGAGTACCTGCACCAACAGCGTTTGAGAGAGTAGTAATAGTTGCCATTTAGTTCTCCTTAAGCAGCGTTGTATTTAGCAGTGACGATGCCTTCAGGACGCAAGATTTTGCGACCATAAAGATGCATACCACGCACGATGTCAGCGAAGCTGTCTGGATCACGATATGTCTCGGTCTTAGTGATTTGCTGAGCAGTTGCAACAGCAGAGTCATGACCAGCAACAATCACACCAAAGTCAGTGTTTTGGTTTGCAGTACCTGCAGTACCAGCACCAGTACCAACTTTAGGTAGGTTGTTAGAAACATATACACGGAAGCCATGCAAGTTGTTAATGACCAAGCCGTTCTGCAAACCAGAACCACCAAAGTCACCATTCAACAAACGGCTGTCTTCGTCCTTCAGCATTTCGATGAAGATAGGATCAACCACCAACCAACGACCACCAGAGTCAACAAACTGTTGATCCAGCAAGCGACCCATACGAGCAATCACCATCAAAGGAGATGCTGTAGCGGTAGGCAAAGCTGTTGCACCGGGCAGACGGGGAGTCAAAGGAATGGAATGCTCACCAGCAGAGGAAGTGGTGATGTTACCAAAGCTACCTTTTTTCAGCTTCATAGTAGCCAACAACTCATCAGCACCAGCGGCAGTAACTGCCTTAGTACCAGCGGCTGCTGTACGAGCTGTATCAGGATTCACATGCTTTGCAGACTGTGAGAAACCAGACAAGTAACCCAAGACATCTTGGTCATACTGATCACGCAAACGATACGCTGCACGATCAGAAGCCATCTGCATGAAGTTCACATGTGAGTGAGCTGCTTCGATGTCATCAATCTTGAAAGCGTAGTAGTTGGCTTGGTCAACAACCAATGTGAAGTCTTCATCATTCAGATCTTGAGCAGTGATCTGTGTGCCACGGGCGTAGCTTTGAACGCTAACCTCAGGCTCCTTGATGATTTTGACTGAGTCGCCCATGTTTGCGATTTCACCAAAGTAATCATTATTGGTGATGTCTTCAACAGTAGACGCTTTACGGAATGCAAGTTGTACTTGCTTTGAATAAATAACCGGACTGAAGTTGCCATTGGGCAAATTTCCATATCCGACTGCTTTTGGGAAGGCCATTATATAATCTCCTATAGATAGTATGGCATATACTTAAATACGCTCACAAGACTACAGAGGCTGATCTTAATAGGTGCGTATTATTCCACTATGCCTAGTGAAATGTGACGGGCTATTAAGCTTTCAGGTAATTCCGTTAGCTTACTGTTTTGCGTTACTAGTTGACAAAACAAAATAAACACTTCTTCAGTGTACTCTTGTTTCATCTTATTGATAGCTGCACAGACTAGTTGAATGTTTCCAACAACATACCCTTTACTGCTATCAATCCTGTCAAGACTTAAAGTATTAAATTGGTTGGCTGTTGCAAGCAGCGGTAATTTAGTATAAGCACATTGACCATTTTGATTTTTCCACAAATCAAATAAATCTTGATCTATGATATCAAACTCTTTTGTTCTATGCTTTGCTTTAGTGCAAAGACTTTTTAATCTAGATATAACATTCTTATTATACTTAGGAAAATAAGATTCGTTATATTTAGACACTCTTTTCTTAATATGATTAGAGTTCTTTATGTAATATTCATGTGTAGTTTTACTAGCACATGGCTTACATACCCCACCTACACCAAACTTCTTAGTTTTATCTTTATTAAAACTAAGTATTGATTTTGTCTCACTACACTTGTAGCAAGTCTTCACTTCATCCATAACTATCCCCGATTAGATAAAGAGCTAGACTGTGAATCGGCACAGTCAGGGGAGCTACCCTCTTCGCTCTATTAAAGTTATACCAGTTGTTTCAGATTTGTCAATACTTAACGAGCGTTTCCGCTAACATCGTATACAAACTTACCTGATTGTAATGCTTTAGCAATAGCTTCTTGGTTCTTTTCATACTCAAAGGTAGACATTTTACTTACCTCTGACTCATAAAACACACCATCTTTACTCTCACCTGTAGGTGCAGAACGGCTACCACGGGTGTTTACGCTTTCAGCAGCACCCTTATCTGAGGTGGTTTTCTTAGTCTTAATACCTTTATCGGCTTTGTATAAGTCGATAGCACGGGCAGCAGCCTTAGCATCACTCTCATTATCATACAAAGCATCCTGTACCCACTTAGGTTGTTCTTCAACCCAAGTATGAAATGCATCATCATCACGGATAGAGTCAAAATCTGGATGCAGACGGGTCAACTCAGCCTCTGCCTTATCCTTAGCTGTCTGATGCTCACGCTCATCTAGCTGTTTAAATCGCTCATCCAATGCTTGAGTTTGTTCCTTAGCCTTTTTAATTGCAATGGTTTCAACAATCTTTGCAACATCAGGATAGGCTCTAGCCCACTCATTAAGTTCTTCTTCACTCTTAGGAAGCTTAATCTGCTTCTCTGTACTTTGTTGTAGCTGTGAATGAAGCTCATCAATTTGCTTCTGCAAAGCTACTTGCTGTTGCTGAGAATGTCTACGCAGATCTCCATAACGCTTCTTAAAGCTTTTCTCTTCTGCGCTTAAGTTGCTATCCTCAGGGTCTTGTGACTCTTGGGGATTGCTCTTATCTTCAGCCAATTGTTTCAACTCTGCTTCTTCTTGTTCAATCCGATCTTTGTTAGCATTACGCTTACCAAAGGGAGAGAAAGCCTGAGC